CAACCATAAGCGGATTCAGGCCAATTTTGTGAGTTGCATCCCCGAAAACTTTTGATATGAGCATTAAGGTAAGGGCGATTTGTAATTGGACTGATTCCGCGTCCTTGAACCGAAGGATTATGGAGCAATCCTTATGGAAGGAGTCGGATGGCATTCAGTTCGTGGATGACGATTCCTACGATTGGCTTGTGGTGTTTAACGATAAGCGGGGCGCAGAGCCTCGCGTACCAAAGGAAAGGGTTATCGGCTTTATCCAAGAGCCACCCGACCACGATTTCTTTGACCGCAATATCGGGTCGTACTGCTCCACCGTTTACACCTGCGCTCACCCAATCACCTACGGCATTCCCGGCAACCTGGTTGGCTTCCCCTGCGGGATGTTCTACCATATGGATGGCCCTCTCACGGATTACCTGGATGAGTCCATCGTTGACCGCAAGAGCCGGGTGCTTAGTATGGTTACGAGCGGAATCTCCCACGGCTTCTACTTGAACCGCGTTAAATTGGCCCGTGAACTTGCACAGACGGCCTATGCCGATGTCTATGGGCGTGGCCTTGGTCTTGGTAAGGGCGAGTTGCAGAACAAGGCTGACGGCCTTATTCCGTACCGTTATTCGGTATGTATGGAGAACGGCATTTGGCCGGGCTATATCTCCGACAAGATTATTGACGCGATTCTCTGCCGGGCCATCCCTATTTATGTGGGTGCGCCCGATGTTCTTGAGTACATTCCGTTTGCCCTCATTTTGAACAACTACACCAACTCACACATTGCCAGAGAGAATGTGAACGGCATTATCACCTGCACTCGGCCTCAGCCTATCGTTGAGCAGATGAACGAGTGGGTTCAGAGGTATGCCGAAGAGTACACTATTTATTCAAAAATCAAACAAACCATTCTAAACCAATAAGTTATGCACCAACAACAAGTAGATTTTATCAATGTCGTAAAGGCAGGTTTTCCCGAAATGTTCAAAGGCAAAAAGGTCATTGATGTCGGAAGTCAGGATATCAACGGGAGCAATTTGCAATTCTTTGAGGACTGCGAGTATCTCGGTATGGATATCGGTGAAGGCAACGGGGTTGATGTGGTGGCCTACATCCACGAGTGGGTTGAGGAAACGGACGAGCGTTTTGATGTCGTGATTTCGGGTGAAATGCTTGAACACGATAAGTTTTGGAAGAAGAGCATTAAGGCGATGTATAAGGCTTGTAAACCCGGTGGCCTCATTGTGATTACCTGCGCTGCTCCCGGAAGGCCAGAACACGGCACGAGTAAGTCTGAAGGATGGAACTCTCCCTTCACCACCGACTACTACCGAAACATCTCCAAGAGCGATTTGGAGTTGGCCTTGAAGGGATTGCCTTTTGAGAAATGCGAAGCATCCATCCAAGGTTGGGACTTGTACTTTTGGGGCGTTAAGGCGAAGTAATGTATATCGGCATAACGACATTCAAGGAGCGGTTTCACTCCCACTTTGTCCCCTTGATGGAGGATTTAAGTGGGATGAATATCATTGTGGCCGTTAATGCCTCCAACAGAAAGGGCTTGGACAACGAGTACCGCAGGGAGATGCTTAATTTCCTTGCTAAACACGACAATGTAAGCCCCATCTTCTACCAAGAAATGCGTGGCCTTGCAAAGATGTGGAATGACCTTGTGGTGCATTCTCCGACCTCTCACATCCTAATTCTGAACGATGATTTAAGGGTGAGCAACCCAAAGGCTCTTATGGATAGGGTTTCTCAAATATCTACAACCCACGCTAATATGTTCACTTTGAACGGATCTTGGTCGCACTTTGTGACTTCAAGGAGGACAATGATGGAGTTGAATTGGTTTGACGAACGATTGCTTGGCTTTGGAGAGGAGGATGGCGATATGATGTACCGGCACATTGAGGCTTATGGATTTATGCCGCCATCGTTTGACTGCCCTCACATTCACAATGTTTCAAGCGATGTCAGGGACAACGGGGTAAAGCCTGGGGTTGCTAAGTACAGTTTATTTAACCGGGCTTTTGCGGGGTTCTGCGAACACGACATCCCTTCTCTTCCCAAGAAGTATTCTCCAGACAGGAAAGGCATTCAAGCGATGTTCAATGTCCCTATGAAGGCGCAGATTGAGAATAAGACCCAATATCCTTATGAAGAGTTCTTTGACGCATACAAAGGATGGCTATAAATTGCGTAATTTTGAGGATAAACTCCATTCCAATGTGCAAGTGCAGAGGCGGTAAAAAGCGATAGCTATGACAAATGAACAGGTCAAACCCTTGTTAGACCACATCATCGCTGAGTACAAGAAGTACGAGGTGAAGAAGAAGTCTGACAAATTCTACATTCCCGATTTCTACCCGACCTACCGGGCCTGCGTAGAAATGGAGATGAGGCTTCGTATTCACTCCGACTACGATGCTTTCCCGGAAAAGCTATTCAAGGAGAAAGCTCCGAACGAGCTTCCCCACGAGTTCAACTACCGCAAGAACATCTACAAGCCTATCACCGTGCCTTACTTCCATAAGGCCGTGAACATTGCCGGGCGCGTGTGGAACCGGCAGAACTACGAGATGCGCTTTGATGACGCTTCCGAGGAGCGTTACTTCACCGAGGACTACCCTCGCTTTGGTTCTTTGGAGAACTACTTTCAGCAGATTGTGAGCTTTATGACCTTGACCGATCCCAACGCGGTCTTGGCGATTATGCCTGCCAACCTTCAATACTTTGAGGACGGCACATTCAACGACACCGTTGAAACGACCCCGGTGGCCCATTGCTTTCACTCTAAGCGCGTTTGGGCCTGGAAGGAGAACGAGTATGCCATCATTAAGGCCGACTACGGCTCGGAGGTGGAGAATGGCCGTACCAAAACGGACGATGGCCTTGTCTTCTTCGTCTTTGACAAGAACGAGATTCAGATAGCCAAGCAGGTGGGCAAGAAGGCTGACTACACCTTTGAGATTGAGCTTTACTACAAGCACGATATGGGCAAGATGCCCTGCACTCGTTTGGGCGGTATTTCGGTGCAGGAGCAAGGGGATTACTATTTCCAATCCTTCTATACTCCCGCTATCCCGGCCCTTGACCAAGCCGTATGCGACTTCAGCACCTTGCAGATGTCCAAGTACAGCCACGCATTCTTGCAGAAATGGGAGTATGTGGATGAGTGCGACAAGTGCGGTGGTTCGGGGCAGACCGAGGAGGCTTTAGGCTTTGAGGAGAAGGTTGCCATTGCTTGCTCCAACTGTGGTGGTTCTGGCACGAAGCGGATGTTCGGGCCGATGTCGGTTTACCAGGTTCAGACCCCGAATCGCTTTACCTCGGAGGTAGAGACGAAGGTGAACATCCCCCCTGCCGGGTTCATTGAGTTGGATCCGCAGATTCTTGAGTTCTTGAACAAGCAGGTCATTACCAACATTCAGATGGCCTTTGAACTGTTGTCCATTGATGTAATGAACAACGAGAAGATTTCGGGCCGCGAGACCGCCACGGGTAAGGCCATTGACCGGGAGGAGCTGTATTCCTTCCTGCTTCGCTTTGCCAACACGGTCTTCCACGACTTTGAGTTCGCTATCAAGACGATTGGCGAGATGCGGTATGGCGCAGACTTTGCAATGCCTGCGATTCGCTATCCGCAGAACTTTGAGATGCGCACCGATGCCGAGTTGACTGCCGAGATTGAGAAGGCTCCGACCTTCAGCAAGGCGATGTTAGCGCAGCAGTATTTGGACACTCGCTTCCCCATTCAAGAGGAGAAATCAGCGATTATGAAGTTGGCGGTGCAGGCTGATCCATTGTTCAACCTGGAAACGAAGGATGTCTTGGCATTGGTTTCTACCGGTCTTGTCCCTAAGTGGAAGGCTATTCTGCACTTTGAGTTGGAGTCGCTGATTAAGACCGCGATTGCTCAGAACGAGAACTTCTTTGAACTCACATTGGAAGAGCAGAAGGAAGCCCTTGCGACCCTTGCGAAGACGCTTGTTCCGGCTGAAGAAGCCCCCAGAACGATGACTCCGCAGAGCGTGATGAATGCCCGCGCTGCCGTCCCTGCCCCTGCCGAAGAAGAAGAGGAAGAGGAGGAAGAAACGACCTAACCCCTACTTATGACCTTAGAGCAGATTGCGGCCTCCAAGCAGGAAGGCTTGGACACGATTGGAGAAGAGTTTGGCAAGAAGGTTGACAAGTCGCAGGACGAGCTGCTCGTTTTGCTTCTTTTGATGCTCTCTAAGCTCTCCTACGACACCGAAGGCAATCTCCTATCCACCACCGACAATTACGCCCGTGTAGAGGCTCTGATGGCCGAATTTAAGGATGCCGTATCGCGGAGCAGTTATTACGATGCGTTGGTGTTTTTGGCGAAGAAGATTGACACGCAGGCCGACTTGACCAAACAGTATTACGACAAGTTGGGCTTTGATGTGAACTCGGCTTCGGAGGTCGGTTACGAGGAGCAGATGCGGTCAATGTTTGACGATTTGACCAACCTTGAGACGAATCTATACGCTTATATACGAAACTTTGTCCTTGCGTCCATTGCTTCGGGTTCGGCCCGATCGCTTTTGGAGGGAGGGATTAGCGAGATAATGGTTGGCGGTGGCCCTGACAAGAAGGGTCGCTTGTTCAATATGGCGGTCTTGACTGCTGACACGATGTTTGCGGTGATTGACCGTTCCTTCACCTACGCTCTGGGCAAGGCTTTGGGCATTAAGAAGTTCAGGTATGCCGGAGGATTGGTGAATGATTCGCGCCCTTTCTGCGTGTCAAGGGATGGCAAGGTTTTTGATGAGGGAACGATCCGTTCGTGGGGAAGGTTGGGCGATTGGAAGGGTAAGATTCCCGGCACGGACGAGGCCACTATTTTCATTTATTTGGGAGGCTATCGTTGTAGGCATTGGCTTGTTCCGCAAGTTTGAATGCCCATTTTTGTTTATATTTGCACCATAAACCCTTAAACATATGAATGATGAAATGAGAGGCAGGCGCATTCGCGCTATCAAGTCAAACGGTCAAGTCGTAATGATTAGCCGTGAGACCGCAAGAAGCACCGGGTTCTTGAAAAAGTACGGCATCCGCATTGAGGATGAAGCCTACTTGAATCCCCAAAACCAAGTGGCCGAACGGATCTTGGAAGCCCCTAAGCGCAGGAGAGTGATCCAGGCAGAAGAGCCACAAGTTATTGTTTCGCAGTCTGCCGAAACGATGATGGAGCAAACCCCCGAAGTACCTGGAGAGGAAGAGGCTGAAGAATCGTTCCCCCAAGAAATCCCAACCGAAGAAGCACCAACCACTAAAACCCGTAGAAAATGAGCGTAGATTCCAAAGAGATGGCCAAATGGCTATTTGACCAAGACAAAGAGTTTGCATCCCTTGATGAGTTCAAGGAAGAACTTGCGAAGAAGTATGTGTCCCGTGAGGTGGCCGTTGACGATGAGGACATCCGCAATCGCGTAACAGGCAAGACTCTCGGAAGCCTTGAGACCAAGTTCAAAAGAGCTTTCAACTTGACCGAGGACGATGTAAAGGGCAAGAAACTGTCCGATTTGTTTGAGGTTGCCCAACAGCGTATCAATACGCAGATTGAGGACTTGAAGGAGCAGGCCAAGAACACCGGGAAGGACGATGAGGGCTACAAGACCCAACTCGCTGAGTTGAAGAAGCAGAAGAGCGAATACGAAACCTTAGCGGGTGAGTTGACGCAGAAGCTTGAGCAGAAGGAGGTTGAGTCGCAGAAGGCGATTGACAATTACATCATTAACCAAGAGGTGATGAAGATTAAGTCATCCCTTTCGTGGAGCGATTCGGTCAATCAGTTTGCCAAGAAGGGCTTTGACTTAGAATTGAATGAACGTTATATCTTTGCATTGTCGGACGGGAAGTTGGTGGTGACGGACAAGAACGGAAGCCAGATCAAGAATGAGAAAGGCACGGGCTATCTGACACCTGAAGAGTTGGTTCGCTCGGAGGCTGACAAGGCTCAAATGCTCAAGAAAGCAGGAGAAGCCGGGAAGCAAGACCGAGAGCCAATTCGGACAACGACCTCTGGCACAAAAGAAGGAACTCGCGAACGGTTCTTGCACCCAAGGGCCGCGAAGCATAGAGAAGAGATTAGCGCACGATGATGTGTCGGGGGGACAATAAGCCCCATAGTGCCTGGCTTGGCAAGAAATAGCCGACAAACCTTTCTTTCATTCCAAAAAAATGTCATACGCTTTTTCATCTTTCGTATCGTGTCCCGACATCCAAGGTCGTTTGGACGATGGCTATTTCAATGCCGATCCAACGATGTTCCCCGGACACATCAACACTCTTCGGGCTGTCACCTCCCCGATGAACGAATCTGGTATCATCCAAAACCAGATTGACACCAAGAACGGCCACTACCGCCAGGTTGAGGTCGTGTACCAGCCTCGTATGAACGATGCCGGGACTTCCACTTCTGCTGAGTTGAACTGCGCTGCCGGGCCAACTTACGGAGAAACCTCTACCGTTTACAACATTGACCCTGCCACCGGTGCTTCTCGCAGGTGGTCGGTCAGCCTTGACGATTTGGCTCCTCGTTGTGAGAATGACGAGAACTATATCGCTCGGCAGTTGGCGATGAACCTTCAGGCTCTCAAGCGTTTTATGAACGAAGAAGCCGTGAACTACATCTCTACCAACTTCGGTAAGTTTTCCTTCGGTGCAGGTTCTACTGTGAATGGCACTCGCACCTTGATGACCACCAAGACCAAAAACACCACCAATGGTTGGTTCTTGGATGATTATCTCTCCGATGTGACCTATCAGTATCAGCTTGCTGAAGGTTGGGATCGCCCTATCATCATCGGTGGCGAGCTTTCTCACAAGTATATGACGGCTCTCAAGTCGCATTGCTGTGCTACCGTAAACGTTGACCTTCAGTCAATGATGAACTCAGACGCTCAGTCTTACTTCTTCTTTGAGCCAAAGGCCGACACCACTTTCGGTGCAGGTGAGTTCGCAATGATTGCTCCCGGTGGCGTTCAGTTGATCCGCTACAATGCTTTCCGTGGTGCTTCCGGCATCCGCGTAATTGATGACCAATCCATCAAAAAGGGTACGATTTCCGACCCTGAGACCGGGCTTGAGTTTGACTACTACGCTCAGTTGGATTGCAACACCTGGAAGTTCTTCTTGGGTCTT